ATAGATTGTAATCCTGCTAATTGTCTTTGTTTATTAACTTGTTTCTCCATCATACTTATAGCTAGGTCATAAAACTTACTAGCACTTGGAGGAAAGTCTTGTGGTGGTGTACCAAATTGATTAGTAGTGGAACTTCTAGTTGTTGTATCAATGTCCTGTGGAGGTGTTCCAAACTGATTAGTAGTAGAACTTCTAGTAGTAGTATCTATCTCAGAAGTTTCAGGAACTGTTGTAGTTGTTGTACTTGGTATAGGACCTGGTTCAAAACCATCTTCAGGCTCTGGTATCCCTCTGTCATCTGGAGTATTTTGATACTCTACTACTTGGTTTTCCAAATTTACTTTTAAGGCTTGTGCATCTTCATTTTCTAAATCCATAAACTTTTTAGTTGTTAATACATACATAACATCCATAGCTTTTTTATCATCATTAGTCTTTAAATCTTTTTTCTTTTGTTCTAAAATATATTTAAACACTAATGCGTTGTCGTTAAGACTTGCTCTTTTAGCAAACCAATCAGCAACAAATGCTTTCTGATTATCTGTAAAGTTCAATAATGTTTCTTGACCAGGTTGTGCAACATTAGAAACTAATACTTTATCTTGTTCTTTAGAAACTTCAGGAATACTTACGCCTAATTCTTTCATGGCTTTGTATATACCTGGTGCCATACTATCTATGTTGGCTTGGAATATTCCCCATGATGGAGATACTTTATCTAAAGCATCCCTTACAAAAGGAACGCCATCAACTCTTGATTCATAACCTGCAATAGGTACTACATATTCAATAACCTCTTCTGGTATACCTACACTTCTAAGTGCTTCTATAACTTCTGGTACTGAGTAACTATCTAATTCCATATTATCCTCCTTCTGCTGCTGCTAAACCTCTAAGGTTTCTTTGCATTCTAGCAAATGTGTCATCTTCTATATCTGCTTTTGCTGCTAATGCTTCTCTAGGTGCAAATATTTCATCTAGTACATCTTCACCTGCTTCAGTTAAAACTTCAGGGTCTGGTTCTTCTGCCCCTACTTCTGGAACAAACATTGTTTCTCCAGTAAGTGGGTTGTAATCTAATCTTTCTGGTTGTGCAGGTTGTAAGTCACCAAGTGATGATGCGTAGTCCTCTGCAGTTACACCTAGTTTGCTCATAATTATTTGTTTCTCGCTTGATGACAATGGACTACCTTTTCTGGTTTCTGCACCTGCTAACATATCATCAACAAAATCTGTTAGGTCTTCCTCTGTAAACTGATAAGTTCCTGTCTTGTATGCTTTCTGTGATTGTGAGTAATCATTTAAAGACTTAGTTGCATTTATCCATGATACTTTTCCTAAATTATTCATAGAAAAATCCATAGCTAATTTCAAACCTTTAAGTGTTTCTGCATCTGCATAACTTCCATAAGTCTTATCTAAATTAATTAATCCTGCATTTGATAATAAATTTTTTGTTGCCACTCTCATAGCAGGAGGTAAAGCATTAAACTGTCTTAATATATCTCTTTGATAGTAAACATATTTAAATGCCTCTCCACTACCAAATATTTCTCTTCTTTCACTTTGATATAAATCACTTGTTAAAAATTCTTCAGCAGAAACTACTTTGACTTTTGGTTTACCAGTGTCTGGTTCTGTTATTACTTGACCATTTTCATCATATTGAACAACTTGATATTCTTTTTCAAACCCTTTACCTAATGGTTTATTAGGGTCTGATATTTCCATACCGAATATGTCAGCTATTTCCTGTGCAAACTGTGTTGCATTACTTGTTCCTGCAGGAAACATACTTGATGAAGGTTCTGCTATTTCTTCTGGTGATTTTACTCCAGTATCTTCTTCTACCTCATCTGGCATAAGAAATGGCAAACCACCTGTTTCCTCATTTTCTACTGGTTCTGTGCCTTCTAAATGTCCTGGTATATGTGGCATTAGTTATTGACTCCAAATCTATTTAACTCGTAACTAAATACTTCATCAAATACTACCATAAACAGAGGGTGTTTTGCTATAATCTCATATCCTTTATCATACAATTTCATTCTTATTTCTTGTGCTTCATTAGAGTCATCTGTAATTAACCAGTTAACTGCTTTTAATTCATTAGGATAATTCTTTTCAGACTGTATTGCATCTATAGTTATTTGCCTATATTCTACATATTCTTTTATAAATGGTGTTATGTCAAACTCTGCAAACCTTGGGTCATCAACTGCTCTTACTAAATAGTCTACAAGCACTCCATTCTGTAATCTTTCTGGTAATTCACCACCTAATACTTTATTCATTTGTTCTGATTTACCAAAAGCCATAGGAAACCAGTTACCTAGTTTTGCATCTATGACTGCATTTGCAGCTTGTATATTTTCTGGTGAATCTTGACCTGTCGCTATAAGACTTTGTAATTTGTCATCTTTCGCTGCTCTACCTACGATTGATGATAAAAATCTTTGTACCTCTAAATACATTTCATCTTCATTCTTAGGAGTAATTAATCCTAAATATTTAACAGCTTGATAACCACTAAAGTCTATCTTTCCTTCATCTATATTTCTTGAAAAGTATGGTAGTACAGGACCAAAATCTTTAGCTAATTCAGGATTTGCATTTACAAATTCATATTCTTTTGTAGTTCTTGGAACTCTACCTGCTTCAGAAACTGTCTTACCTCTAACCTGTAACCCTGCAGATGTAAGTTGTTCAGTTATGTCATACTTATCTAAACCAAGTAACCTAACAACTTCTAATAATGCGTAATATTCCCCTTGTCTTGGTCCAAGTATAGATGTCCACTGCTTTCTCATGTCTTGATAAAAACCATGTATTGCAGCTAACTCAACCATATTGTTGTATGCAATACCTGCTTCATACCCTTCTTCTCCATACCATTCATTAAAACTTTGTTCATTACCTTCTATCTTGTAAAGCACACTTAGTTTTGGTGCGAATGGACTAACAAATCTATCCCATGTTTTTATTGTGTATAAGTTATTTCTAACTAATGCACCTAACTCTTGTATCTTATCTACATCATCTGCATACTCTGGATGTAACTGTGCTGCTATCTGCATACCATTTGTTGTAGAAGAAATCCATATATCTTCATCTACACCTTCAAAACCTAATGACTTGCCCATAGAATTAAACCAATTCTTTGCAACTGATGGTATTGCCATATCTACTAACTCTGCAGGTAACTCTGTAAGTGACAATGGCTCATCACTAAAAGGTAACTGAAATCCTGCCATAATGTTTTTTTCTACGAATCTTCTACCTGCAGGTTTGTTTCTAAGAAGAAAACCTAAAGGCATAGTTATACCATCACCAAGTGATGGCAAGTAACCTACACCACCAACACCTAATGATTTAAGTGGGTAACCTTTTTTAATATATACTCTACTTTCCTCATCAGATACATCTTCTGTAGCTAAACCACCTAGTTCAGACTTAGTATGTACTTGTAGTGGTGTTCCTGCTGTAGGCATAAACACATACAAATCACCGAATCTATCTTGTGCAATAACATTGTTTTCAATACCTCTTCTAACACCCTGACCTATTTGTACAGCAGCTTTAGGATTGTTAGCAGTAAGAAGTAAATATCTACCCATGTACTCACGATAGGCTTCAAAGAAAGCAAAAGAACTTCTATATGCTTGTGCAAAATATCCTCTTTCAGTTAAGTTATACAACAAGTTAGCGTTAGCTTCCATAGCTGCTTCTAATGCTCTTTGATGTATGTCCATAGCACTCATGTTTCTAGTTATGTTTGCTCTAACATCATTCATATCTAACAATGTTGTATAGCTGTACTCATTCATGTTTTGCATAATGGTGCTAGTTCTAGGATTAAATACTTCTAATGATTTATTCTTTCGGTCAAAAATACCTTTGATAAGTGATTTTTCAAATATAGTATCTGCAACAAATGCTTTTTCTTCTATCTCTTTACCTTGCCTACTAGCCAAGTAATTTTTACCTCTAACTATTGGCTCATCACCTAACGCTTTTACTTGTTTATCATTTAGTAGTTTTTTACCTTTAGTTCTAAGTAAGTTATATACAGCAGAGTTGTTTATTACTTCGTATGTGTCATCTTGTTTAAACAGTGCTTCTACTATTTCATCACCTTCTTTTATAAGGTATGATTCACCAAAACTAACTTGGTCTGCTGCTAATGCAAGATATTTAACTTTATTATATGCTTGTACTCCTGCATCAACTCTTGTATCTTTTACACCTCTGTTTATTTTTACTGATACATCTAATACCCATTGACCCCTTGCTTCATCCCATTTACCACCTAGTACATGGTCAGTTAATCGTAATTTATCTTGGTTATCTCTAACAAACATAGACACTGCATCTTTAGTTAAAGAATCTTTACCTGTAAGAACAAGCTGTCTTGTTTTATATGGTGATACATACAACATAGCTTCTTTACCCCAAGACTCTGGATTTCCTAAATCTAAACTAAATCCATCTATGTTTGCTTGTGTAAACCTATATACCTCATCAATAAGTTCATCAGTAATATTTTGTTTAGGAACAGCTACATTTATTTTTTTACCTAATACTTTTTCTATAGTTTTTCTTCCTACATCAAATGTAAGTTCACCACTGTAGTTATTTTTTTGTGACTTACCTTTAGTAGATGCTTGAAACTTACTTTTAATTTCTGTTAGGTTAGGTTGTTTGTTTGAAAGACCAAGTATATCTTCTAAACCTCTTTTGGTTGCACCTGGTTTACTTAAATAATCTATAGCTTCATTTATTATGATGTCAATATCACTATCTGCGTAACCACTATCAAAACTATTTTTAAGTACATCTTTTAATAAATCTTGATTAGGTAATGCACCATTGTAAATAACTTCATCTTTTTTAAAGTTAGTTACAAATGTACCTACCTTAGAATCATCAAATCCTAATCTTCCCTCTGCTATATTATCTGCAGAACCATAAACTAATTTCTCTGCTTCTTGTACATCAGTTGTAAATTTTATACTCTCTTTGTTCAAAGGATTCTTAGTTATATAGTTAACACTTCTATTACCACCTTGTTCTGTAAATACAGTTGCAGTAAATGTTGTTTCTCCTTTGTAAGTCTTTTGTGTTACTTGTGGTTTTATATTTACATTTAAAACTTCATCATATTCTTCTAATGTAGATACTGCTCTATCTCTTTCTCTTTGTATTACCTCAATAACATCATCAGATAAATTAACAACACTGTCTTCATCATTGTGTATTTTAAGTAACTCATCTAACTCTGCTCTTCTACCAAATACAGAAAATGCTTTAACAAATTCATCATACGCTTGTTTCAAATAAGGTATGCGAATAAATGAACCTTCACCTTGTGTAGTAGCAAAAAATAAAGAGTTTAAAAGATTTCTAAATGTTTTCTTACCTTCTATAATTTGTCTTTCTGCATCTACTTTTGGATATGGTATTTCAAAAGGCAACTTATCTACATTCTTGTTATACAATGTAGCAATTCTTCTTGATGCTCTTTCTGCTATATCAGGTGTAGTAGAGGATAAATCTCTAAGATTAATATTTCCTATCTTTGCATCAGCAATAACATTTAATAAATCAGAAGAACCACCTGTGTAGTTATCTATACTTTGACTCATGTGTTTTGCAAGTCTTAAAAAATCTTCTTCTGTTTGCACAACACCAACTTCTAAGTTTCTTTGTTTAGGTCCTCTTATTTGAAATCCTTGATTGGCTTCATCAATAATTTTTAAAAATGCAGGTTCTTTTTGTAAAGTCTGTGCTATTTGCTCTAAGGTATAACCTTGTCTTTTCATACCTGCTATTGCAGGTGCAAGGTCATCATCAATGTATTTATATAAGAAATATTCGTAAGCCTTTACATGTTCAGGACTTTGTTTGTTTATAAGCGTATGTCCTGTATTAGTAATAAATCTATTATTTACAAACTTTACATCTGCTGAAAATAACTGTGCTATTTCTGGTGAACCAAACTCTTGGGAATCAGATAACACACCTAAAGATTTTCTTACTCGTTTTGGTATTAAGTCATTTAGAAATTTTAATTGTTTTGTAGTTGCTTCTATTTCTTTTGTAGTTCTATATGGTCCACTAATCATAGTTGAAGGTTTACCAAATACTCGTGTCAATATACCCTCTGGGTCATTAAGCATAAGTTTTATAGAGTCAATAGGGTTTTTAAGCATGTTTCTTACACCAAACATATTGAACTTAACCATGGCATCTGTAATAAGTTTTAAAGGATAACTTAATCTAAATAACAAAAATGCAGGGTATCTAAAGTTCCTCATGTAACCAAACACAAGATTGTCGTATGTCTGTACACCTTTTTCCATAGCATTAAATAAAATGTTAGGGTCATCAAAGTCTGTAAATACATCATCAATTACTTCTCTTAGTGGACTTTCCTCTTTCCAAAAATCTACCTTGACACCTTCATCTGCTGCTTTACGCACTATGTCAAAGATTTCTTCATCACCTTCTTTGTTAGTTAATTTTCTTCTTACTCTTCTTTTAGCAGATGTTGCTCTAAGTAACCCTTGTATGTCAGGTCCATGTATATCTAAGTTTTTTAGCTGACCATAAAGTTCTAATGATTGTTTTGTAAGGTGTATCATATCCTGTTCAGAAGCAACAGAACCAAACATTTTATTTGTTATAATGTCTACTTCCATTGGGTCATAAAACTCTGGACTTCTTGATGGTGACATAGGTTTAAACTCTGCATCACTAAAACCTTGTTTGTCATTTTTAAGATAGTATTTACTCATAAAGTCATCTATCTCATTGTCTGTTAATCCATAAGTACTTTTTAGTTGTAGACCTACTTCACCAAACACTAATTTATTTTGAAATATTTCTTTAGCTTCAAAGTATTGTCCATTAGATATAGCATTATAAAACTCTGTAGCCAGTTCTTCTATTCTGCTTTCTGGCACTTTACCTGCATAACCATATCTAATAAAATACTCCATAGCTTCTTTAGGATTCTGTAAATCTGCAGGTTTTAACTTAGGTAATTTAACATCTCTAGCTAAGAAAGTATCTCTAAAACCACCACCTCTTTTATATGCTGCTTCTATACCTTCATCTAACTCTTTATTTATTAATGCTTCTAAGTTGCTTTCATACAACACTTTGGATTGTAGATGTTTGTTTTTACCTCTACCCATAAAATTACCACCATAAAACATATCTGTGACATATCCATTTTCTATGCCTTGTTCTAATGTTTGCATTATGTCATCTGCAGTAGTATCAGCAGATTTAATTCTAAAAGCAAAATCTGGATGAAAACCTTCATTCATCAAATAAGTAGCAACTGGTTTGTTTTCATTTTTTGCTTGTACAATTAAGTTTGCAATACCTTCAAATGTTTCTTTATTATTATCAAATATCTCTCTAGCAGTTACACCATTGTCTAACTGTTCTGGTAATGACCTACCTAATGATGTAAGAACCTCATCAAAGTTTGCAGCAGTTGTTCGTTGTAACAATCCTGAACCAGGAACAATGTAATTTAGTGGGTCAAGAAATATATACTTTGCTGTGTTAATTAATCCTGCAAAAAACCCTGCCATACTTCTAGTTTTTTCATAACCTATATCTTGTATAGCATTGAACTTTGCTTGTTCTGCGTTATCTAAAATATTAAAATATTGAGTACCAGATATTGTTCCTTGGTCTAAAGCTAATTGTGCTTCTTGTTCTATCCTGTCATATTCATTATCTAAGTATTCTGTTACATAATTTGCATAACCATAGCTAGTAGATAAGTTACCTGTTAAACCGAAAACAATACCATCACCTAGTCCTACAGGTATAGCTTGATTAAAAAATGTTTCGTTTAGTTCTTGTTGTCTATCAAACTCAGGGCTTAATGCAACTACATCTGCAATACCTTTTGCACCTGTATCTGGGTCAATAATGTCATCAACAGTCTGAAAAAACAAACCTGCTTTTTCTACAAAAGATAAATCTCTACCTTTTTCGTTTTTAAGTGCAGTAATCTTTTCTCCAATAATGTCTGGAAACAATTCATTAAATATATCTAAATCTGTTTTTGTTATTAGTGGAGTACCTTCTTCATCTACAATACCTCTAGCAACTAAAAAATTCTTTGCTGTATCAGATGGTGTGTAGTATGTATCATTGTTAATTATCTTTGCAGTTCTCTGATTGTTGTAATTTCTAAATGCTTTAGCATGTGCAAGTAAACCAGGTATAAAAGGTAGTTCATTGTCTTTTAAATTTTCATAACCTGCTATTTGTACAACATCTGATAATGTTTTACCTTTTTTATTTAACTCTTCTTCTAATGCTGCTTGATATTCAACACTATAATTTCTAACTGTTTTGTCTGTACTTTGTATAAGACCATCTGCAAATATACGAAGTGTACCAAATAAATAAGAACCAAACTTATCTGCTGCTAGTTTTGCACCCTCTTTTGTAGCTGTACCTACATTTTCAAAAAAGTTTCCTGTTAGTTTTAACATAAGTGCAGGTCCTAAAGCGTAAGATTGTTTTGTTTTATCTTCAACACCTTGACTTCTATTGTTTGTGTAACTTACAGGTGGTGTTTTAGTTTGTGACCAAACACTAATGTATTCTTGGTCTGACAAACCCATGTCTGCTGCTGCAGCTATAAACTCAGGGTCTTCTGTAGGTGTAAGTGATTCTAATTCTTCGTATTTTTGTACAAACTTTTGTACATCTGGTCCTGCATCTGCTTCTGCTTTATTTAATTGTTTATTATAGAGTTGTTCTTCCTTGTAACCCTTATACCAGTTTTGACTCCAATTTGTCCATAATGACATTAATTAAACCTTCTTGAAACAAAATAACCATAATTATTTTTTATCATATCTACCAATACTTGTGTATTAGTGCCTGATGGTAATGTTGTTTGCGTACCTCTAGTGCTATCTGCCATTATTGACTCTGATTCCCTTTCGGACAATCTAGCTATATCTTGTGCTTCAAATCCTCTTACTTGACTAGGAGTAACACCTGTGTCACTTGCTGCCCTTGACCTTTGTAAAGCAATCATATCTTCTTGTAATAATCTTCCACCAAACTCATCATCTGGTATAGCTTTTAAATCTGCATACGCACCATCTAATTTAGTATCTGTCATTTGTTTAAGTGTTGAAGGTTTTCTACCTCTTGGCATTAGTACTCCCCTGGGTCTTCTATATCTAGTCCTAAAGAAATACTAATCCATACACCAGGTATTGGTGTTGGCATTATATATTGTCCTATAGGAAAATCTCCTGGTACTTCTATATTTAAAATGTCAGTTCGTATTGTTGGGTCTTCTTCTACAGATATTTCATCCCAATCTTCTTGATTAATAATGTCATAAAACTCTTTGTTAATATCAGGCAACTGGACCTCCTTGTGCAGGTACACCACCTGCTAATCCTGCAAGTACAGTAGCAATATCTGGCTCACCTTGTGGTACTTGTGGTTGTTGTGGTCCTGCACCAATTATTGCTTCTTCTTCTGGTGTAGGTTCTTCACCTTCTGCTGTATAAAACTTATCTAGTATCTCTGACATCTTTTGTGGATTCTTTCTAATCTCTATAGCAGCAATAGTAGCTTTAGGATTACCTTGTGCTGCTTGTGCCATAAGTGATTCAAACAATACTGTTTCTGCTTTCTCTGCAGATATTCTTTGTTGTATCTTAGTAATATTGTCTAATCCATCCATATTCTCTTGTAATGTCTGTGTATCAATAATGCCCTGTTGTTTTAATTGCAACCCTGTAATTATTTTCTGTGGCTCATCAAACCCTGCCATTACTCCATACACTCTTCTAGTTTCGTAAACTTCTGATATGTCTGTTGATGGTGTATAAGATTCTTTGTAGGATGTTCCCTTGTGCCTACCTGCAATAGGTTTACGCACATTAGCAAACATTACCTCATCATATTCTAATCTTTTAGCATCTATCTCTTGTAATGCTTCTTTTAATATTGTTTGATATTCTCTGACATGCAAAGATGCAGATTGTCCTAATTCTTCTAAACCTCTACCTGTAACAAATGCGTTAGGTGATTGTCCATCATCCGATACAGGATATGCTGCACCAAGTCGCAAGTGTCGTTCAAGCCTATCTACTTGTTGAAATAATTGGTAAGGTAGATTGTTGACTGGTTTAGACACTTGCGAACCAGGTGTCAAATAGTTAACAGCAAATCTGCCCTTTCTATATTTTCCTGATTCAATCTCACCAACAATATTTGTTTCTGTAAATACTGCATCTTCCATAGCAATAGTTCCAAGTATGTTAATCTTTGCCATATTTGCCATAAGACCTGTAATGTGTTGAAACTGTGATTGCATTTGGTCAAACGCATATCTTTTAGCCACAACAAAACAAGGTCCAGACTCTAATACATTTGGCATAAAATCTATAATCTTTTTGTTTTCAGGTAGGAATACATAAGTTCCTTCCATATCTTTATACTCAACTACAACTTTTCCATGACCTGTAGAGTTTGCCCAACTACCTGCTCTATCTGTACTATCCATAAGTGCAGAGTATGGGTTTTGAAATCCATCATCATTTTCTTCTTTCTGAAATATATATTGTTTAGCATCTGGATATTGGTCAGCTAATACTCTATGTGGAACTCTACGAATTATTGCTAATTCTTTTGGTTGTTGGTCATTTCCAAATATACCTGGGTAACAAGTAAAAGGGTCTTGTAGTTCAGCATAAGGATATGGATTACCATCTTTATCTCTTTTATGTCCTATAGTCCAAACTATAAATCCATAACCAGGTAACCATCTTGCAGCTTGTGGTAACTGCATGTGTAATTTTTGAAACTTGTCATAAGAAGTAACTATCCTTTCTAGTTTTTCTGATTTCTTTCTAGCTCTCTCGCTATCTTTCTCATTGATTATATCTACTTTTAAATCTGGACTTCTACCTAGTTTTTGTGCAAATCTCTCTAGTGCTGTTAAAAATAAGTTAGGTGCAGGTAACTCGTGATATTCTACATTGACTGAATTACCAAGAAGTGCTTTTACTGCAGCTTCACCACCATTCATAATGTCACGAATCCTAGACCTATCAATCATTTGTTCTTGATTAATTACTCTGAGGTAATCTATTCTGTCGTATAATTTATCGCTATCTAAAGGCATTTAACTCCAATTATCTATATCCATGTTACTAGGTTCGTACCCAGAAAAGCTAGGATTATAATCATATCCTAACTCTGCAAATCTTTCTTTTTGCATTCTTCTTATGGCTCTCATTGGAAACCAACTAGCCATAACTATGTCAGTCTTTGTACCCACTGTCTTGCTTTTATTTCTTGCAGAACTAAAATACACTAACTGACTTGTATATAAGTTTACCTTTTCTTGGGCTTCAAATCCAAGATATGGCAAAGAAATATTTTGTTCTTGAAACATTGGTCGCATAGCTGTCACACCATATATAGGGTCAAATTTATTCTTATGAGTTTCGTGACCTTCTAAAAATATACCATGACCTGATGCAAACTCTCTTATGCTTTTATCTTGTCGTATTGCTTTCTGAAAACCATTCTCTTCTATAACCCAGTGTGATACATTATATTTCATCCACCATTCTTTTATTATTTCTAATGCTTTTGGAATACCTCCACCTAAACTGTTGTTCATATCTACCATGTGTAATTTATTTTCTACTGGTTCGTATGCCCATAAAAATGCTGCTTGATAACCTGTAGATGCAGGGTCTAATCCTGCAATAAGTCTTGTACCATGTGGCACATGACCAATATCTCTTTTTTGGTTACGACAGGCTTCTATCTCTTCTCTATCAAATAAAGATAATCCATCTGGCATAGCTACATTAAGATAAACCATTTCGTATATGGCTCTACCACCTGTAGTTTCTGCTGCTCTTTTTCTATCCATCAACCATTTGTAAGTTCTTTTACCAGACCACAACATACAATCTACATGTTCCTCTTCATCCCAATCTGTTTTGTTACAACCACTATCGTGTGCTTCTTCTACTATTGTTTTCCAAGATTCGTTATCTACTAGGTGGGAATACAGGTCATCATAATGTTGTCTTGACCCAATAACTACCATAGCTGTATGTTCCTCTTTACGACTTGATAATGTTGTAGTCCACCAGTTTCTTGTGTTTTCTCTTGATGCAGGTTGCATTGTAGAACTGTGGTCTTCAATGTCATCAGCAATAATAATGTCACAGTCACGAGAAAGTATTTTACCACCACGACCAATACCGACCATTGTAGGTGACTTAATACCTGTAACAGTTCTAGTACCTACAGTAAACTCTGTAGATGACCAAGCCTTACCACTCCTGTTCTGTGGTTTAAATTTTGGTCCTGGTCCACATATCTCTTCTATCAATAACTCATTGTTTTCTAGTTGGTCCATTACAGAAGATACAGAGTTCTTTGCAATATCTTCATTACCACCAACCCATAAGATTCTTACATTTGGGTTTTGTGTAATTAACCAAACAACAAAGTGTATAAGTAAATCTGTTTTACCATGTCTAGGTGGTGACAGTATCATCTGTTGTTCACCATTATCTATAGAAGATAATATTGACTCTATCCACCTAGTATGAAACTTTGGTGTGTCATAAGGTACACCTTGTTCTGTCTGAAAATATCTATTTCTAAATTCTTTAAAATGTTCTATTGTTTGTTCTGACTCTACAGGTGACCAAGACTCTTGTAGTTTTTCGTTTTCTAAATCTTCTAAGAAAGCATTGTAAGCCATAGATACAGATGCAATAGATACATCTAAAACTTTTGCTACATCTGATAATGTCATTTTCTTTATAAGTATTTCATTACCAAGACCAGACTCTTTTAAATCATCATAAACTTTACCTCTACGAGTCTGTACATTTTTTTG